ATGAAAAAATTTAGTGTAAAAGCCATAAGAGTAAATTTAGGACTAACACAAGAGGAAATGGCAAAGGAACTGAGCATTTCTGTACGTGCATATACGGATAAAGAAAATGGTAAATCAAAATGGTACTGGGATGAGATTTTAAAAATTTGCGAAATAGCAGAATTAAGTCCAGAACAGATAAAATAATTTTTTTACTTATTTTTTCCGTTATAAACGTACAAAGAGAATAGGTCTTAATAGTATATTAGGGAATATATTCATAGATAAAATAAGGAGGATTTTATGAATCAATTGCAAATTATTGAACATGAAGGAATTAGAGTTTTAACAACTCATCAACTAGCAGAAGTTTATGAAACCAATGCGAACAATATTAAGTTTAATTTTAATAACAACAAAGAAAGATTTACAGAAGGTAAAGATTATTTTTTATTAAAAGGCAATGATCTTAAAGAGTTTAAGAACTACGTTAGTGATACTAACCTAGTCAATCCAAGAACACCGCATCTATATCTATGGACCGAACGTGGAGCAAATCGTCATAGTAAGATTTTGGATACTGATCAAGCGTGGAAGCAGTTTGATGTATTAGAAGAAACATATTTCAAAGTAAAAAGCATGTCAGCAATGCAGTTGTTGAAATTACAAAATCAGGCATTAGTTGAAGTTGATGAAAAAGTTGAACACATCGACAGTCGCGTAACTAATCTAGAAAACACAACTACTGTAGACAGTAGAAAGCAGTACACACTAAGAAAAATTGCAAGTGCGACAGCAGTTAGAGTTTTAGGCGGTAAAGACAGCCAAGCATATTTAGAACTTCATCACAAGGTGTTTTGTCAGTTATGGAGGGACTATAAAGATTATTTCAAAATCCCAAGTTATCGCGACACCCTAAAGATAGACTTCGAAAAGGCAAAAGAATATTTAAGCGGTTGGCGTCCTGATCATAATCTACAAATTGAAATTTCAAGTGTGAACGAGGTGAACTAGATGTCTAGAAAAGGATTTTTTGATTATGAAAATGCAGATATAAAACCAATTGAGCCAAAAGGAAATATGAATTCTAGTACATGGAACTTAGAAAAAAACAATGATAAAGCTATTAATCCGGAAAATGGGGATGCGGTGTTGATATGCAAGGGAATACAGTTGTATCCGCAAAAATTAGCAAAATTAGAAAAATCAATAAATGAATTGAATAATCAAATGATTGAAGTATTGGATGAAGAAACATATAAGCAATTAAAAAAGAATTTAAAAATACTACAATCAAATTTTGAAAAATTAAATGAGAGTAGTATTCTTATGTATCTTTTTTAAAGTTTTATTTTTAAAGGATTACCTTTAGCATCTGTCAATGTTACGGGCTTTGCTCTAGTAAAGTCAATATCATTTATTACCTGGGTAAGTTTTATTTTGAAATCTTCAACTAAATTTAAATCTGACAATGAGTAGTCATAAACTGGATAAGTTGAAATATCAAAAGGTATTCTATCATTAGTTTGTTGTCTTATTAAGATAAAAGGGGAGTTATGCTTATGTTCATTCAAAGCCAACCTATATCCTAATTCTAAAAATACATTAGCATTATAGCCTGTTATATCAACAATTGCTAATTCGTCATTATACAAGTGGTTATAGATATTTTGATCTAATTTATCAGTTGAAGTTATTTCATCAGCTCGAATTAGTTTAATATCAAATTTATTTAGAACAGGTTTTATTAAATGATTTAATACTATGTCTGAGTGTTTTCGAATTTCGCTGTCTACATTGCCTATAGGTGATACAAAAAACATGTTTTATTCATATATATTATTCACCTCACTTTCATTTAAATTTCGACATTGCAGTGTCGATAAATAAATTATAGCAAAGGTGAAAAATAAATCAAAAAAGAAAGGAGTATCGATATGGCACATAAGAAAACATTAAAAACCATCAATATTGAGCGTGAAAAGGTTTTGATGAAGGGTTATGCAAATATTGCAGATATAAAAAAATTTATTCCATGTAGCGACAAAAGAGCTAATGAAATAAATGAAGAAATTACTTGCATGGTAGAAAAAAGCGGTAAACGTGTTTTCTTGGGAATTCGTTCTAAATATCTGTTAGATTACGTAGGTCTAACTGCAAAGCAGGTTTTTGATTTTGCTGAATTAGAACGAAAAAAAGCTGCTATGTCCAGTAGCAGCTAATCAATGAAACCACGTTAATTATAGACTATAAAAAGGAGTGTGTCAAAGGTGAATAAAGAAATTATTGAACGTTTAAATGAAATAAAACGCGTTGTTAATTCTAACACTTTAGAGGAGCTTATCGAAGCGTATCCGGATGCTGCGGGATTTTCTCTTTGTAAAGAATCTACATATCCTTCAATTGTAGGTATAAGCTCATTTCTTGTCAATAATCTGATAAAGGATATTGAAAATGGAAAAGTACATTAACAGGCTTAATGCCAGAGGCTTTTATACAATCGTTTTAATTATTATTTTGGTAGGTTTTATAGCTGCGGGAGCTTCTGGTATCATTCTCGATTTTATCGTCGGGATAATAAAAAATATATAGGTTTTTAACAGTGTTTTTAGGGTACTGTTTTTATTTGCACCATTTTTAGGAAAAAGGAGGGATTTTATGGATAAAATCAAAGCGGAAATGGATTCTTCTCAAAATCCATGGATAAAAAAAATAGGTAATTATCTTTTATCAAGAAATGATTTAGAGGATAAATTGAATAATCAAAATAAGAGTTTAAAAGAGTGTTTTGATTACATTCTAATTGAGATATCAAAGCAGAGCGTAAAAGAGGGCGTTACTGGTTATGCTGCCGGTGATGATGATGAAATATACTCACTTGCTGTTCACTATTTTGATGAAGATAATCTTGAAATTGGAAAGAAGGATTTTACTACCAATGCAGACGGCAGTGCGGAACTGTCAAGATTAATGCCAAAGAAACAAGATGTTAAGGAGCATGTAAAAGATATTGATGCAATTGTCAATCAAAAGGTAAAGGCTGAACTTGAAAAAATCCGGGAGGAAGAAAAAGTAAAAAAACAGAAGATAGAAGAGTTAAAAAAAGCAGCTAAAAAACATAAAGAGGATATGGAAAGAGCACAGATGTCACTCTTCGATTAGGTTAATTATATGGCAAATAAATTAAGCGAAAGTGACAAATTACTAAACAGACTGTCAAAATTGAAATTAAAACAGTACAAGGCCACGGATTTTAAAGAATATATGATAAGTGATGATGATCCATCCTGGAAACGCCCAAAAAAAGATACTGAAGTTTATGGATTCTATGTTGCAGTTTATGAAAAATGGAAAAATCGAATCATATGCCGTACCTTTTATATTTCGCAAAGATGGCTACATAAAGAGAAAGTTACAGATATATTTGAGGTTAAAAGGCAACTGTCTGGATGCAGCTACCAACTGACACGGAGACTTTATGCTTCTATGGGTGGCGGAATAAAATGCTGGACATATGATTACTCATATCCTTTCGATTATCGAAACAATAATGAATGGCAGATTCATAAGATTGGGACCTTTGATGTAAGTACAGAAGGCAGCATGTATTATGGACAGCGCTGGAAAAGGAGCAACTATTTTATACATACGTCTGCCGGTGAACTGGCTTCACTGCTTGAAAATTCTGTTTATAAATACAGTGGATTTGAATACAGTGTTTACAGCATTAATGAACTGTTTGAATATCTGTCCATTTATGATAAACATCCGGAGGTTGAAATGATATCAAAAATAGGGTTGTCTTATCTTCTCAAGGATGATTTAAGGGTACTAAGATGGTCTAAAAAAGGAATTGAGATTCTAGGTATAAAAAAATGTGATATCGAGCGTTTGAAAAAGCTGCATATCCCGCTAAAGGAATTCAAAAAGTATAGAGATCTGATATATAAATTTAAGATAGAGGACCGCAGTGATTTTAATGAACTGTTAAAACTTGTCGAAATATCAAGAATTAAATATGCGGATATTAATATAAGTGTTTATGCATTTGACTATTTTAAAATGCAGGGTACTTCTTTGTACATAATAAAAGATTATTACAGATTCTGTGAAGAACTAGGACTTCCGATGAATCACAGTAACAGGTATCCCGATAACATAAGAGAAGCTCACGATAGATTAATGATACAGATTGAGACAAAAAAATCTGCTAAAGATGACCTGATGATTAGAGAAAGGGTAAGCAACGAGTTATCTAAATATAGATTTGCTGATGATGATTTTGTTATTACACCAGCGAATTCAATCGCTGATCTAATAAATGAAAGTGCAAAGCTTAATCACTGCGTAAGGACATATGATAAAAGGTATGCCAGTGGAGAAACCAATATATTTCTTATTAGAAAGCGTGATGATGTAAACAGTCCGTTTTACACATTAGAACTGTCAAGTAAAAATGAAATAAAGCAGCTTCGAGGAAAAAATAACTGCACTGCTGTTAATGAGGTTTTAGATTTTGTTGAAGGGTGGAGAAGAAAATTTAACTTCAAAAGCAGTATTTTAAAACAAAATGAAGATGCTTAGGAAGGGATGATATTTATGCCAAAACCGCCGGTTAAGTATTTATTGTTGGATATTAATGATGTTACAAATGTGTGCGGTTCTATATGGAGTGATGAGCTTAGCAAGCTGCTGAAAATAAAGCCGATCTATTTACCCGTATGGTTGTGCCACAATGGTGTTTTGGAAGGTAAGTATTACGTTGTAGAAGATGTTTAAATACAACATTTACATAGAAAGTGAGGTAATTGTACTACCCTTAGTTATTTATGCAGAAACAAGGGAAACAGCATATAAAAAGGCAGTAAAACAGTTTAGAAAGATATTTAAAAAGAAGAAAATTACAAGAGTTACTATCTACAAAGATCATTATTATTTTGGTGGTTTCGAATATTAAAAAAAGAAAGAAGAGGAATTTTAAAATGAGATTTATTAGAAAAATTAGAAGAGAACAAGAAAAAAAAGCGCGCAAACAAATGCTTAAGGAAAAGCGCCAACAGGGATTAAAGCCGAAATATGAATATAATTTAGTAACACATAAAAATGATATTGAATGGGTACCTGTAAAGATGCCAACTGTAAAGCACAGCAATAGAGTGTTTTATTAAATGCAGAAAAAACACAAAAACTATTTTGGTTAAAAATTCTCTCTAATCGCTTATGTGGTAAGGGATTAGAGAGAAAATATAAATGCAATATAATATATAGGTTATATTGCACCAAAGGGGTGATAAATTGGCAAGACGAATAAAGCATTTTGGCGGTCAGCATGAAACCTTACCAATAAAAGACAAAAAGCAGCTTGATGAATTTATGTTCAATCTTTTAAGAAAAAGAGATAAGGCCAGAACACCTGTAAAAAAATATCAAGCTGATCGCAACTGGATGATGTGTATGTTAGGTTTTAATACAGCTTTCAGAGCCGAGGATTTACTTCAACTAAGGGTAATAGACGTAAAAAAAGGATACGTGCATATAAAGGAAAATAAGACCGCTAAGATGCAAAATTTTAAGATGAATAAGAAACTGCATAATGATGTTTTGGATTACATAAATAGAAACAATCTAACAGACTATGATTATTTGTTTCTTGGACAAAAGAAGGTTCAGAATGGTAAGAAATACGTTTATCCTATAACGCGACAGCGTGCACATAAAATTGTATCTAGAAATGCGAAGGAAGTGGGCATCGATTTTACTTTTGGTATGCACAGTTTAAGAAAAACATTCGGATATCAGTACTATGCCAATGGTGGTAATCTTCTAACACTTATGAAGATGTATAACCACGATGAACCCAATGTGACACTCCTGTATATTTGTTGGGGTAAAGAAGATGCGGAAAATGATAGAGAAGCAGTTTACTTAGGAGGCGTACATAAATGATAAGTGATTTTTGGTTAGGTGTGATCCTAACCATTGCAGCAGAAGCAATAATAACAATCTTAGTTGTTGATTATTTAGGACAAAAAGAAAAGGATGATGAAAATGAATGATTACTTAAAATATCTTCAAGAAAAACGTATCGAGGTGCTAAAAGAAATTAAACCGATATGTTCGGCATTTGGAATAGAAGACTATGATTATATTGTTAGCGATAAAGGACAAACAGAAACGTTAAGAATTGGAACTACAAAAATAGGATGTTCCTGTAATTCTATTTTTGCTGTTAAGCAGGAATTAGTAGGTTACTTGTTCATTTGTTATTTTAGAGAAAGACCATTAGGACACTTCAAAACACACGTCTTTAATGAAATTAAGTGTTATTGGATAGGGGATAAAAATGGAAAATAAAGAAATAACATTAGAACAAGCAATAGTTTTTTTAGAAATGAATGCATATGAGGGAAGCAATGCAAAAGCTGTTTTACGTATGGGTGATGTACATGAGGTATTAAAACCTATAAAGGGATTAATCGATAAATCGGCCAAAATGGAAAGACATATCGAACGGTTGGAGCGACAAAATAAAAGACTGTTAAAAAGAGAAGAACCTCAAGAGCCATGCATAATTGAGGGAAAAAAGTTTTGTCCTGCATGTGGTGATGAATTGACCGACGTTGATCCAGGCTTGTTTGAATACTGTTTTTATTGTGGAACGAAATTATATTAGATTGGAGTGATAAAGATGAGTAAATTAACAAAAGAAGAGCGTTTGTTACATGCTTTAAATGGCATAAAACAAGTATTGGATAATTTAGGTGTTGAGGATATAAAAAATGAAATAGTGCTAAAAGATGGTACAACAGAAACAATAGATTGCTATAAAGAAATCGAGACATTTGTTGTTGATTTTATTAATAATGAAGTTGATAAAGCAACGCCTAAAAAAATCAGGTATGAAAATGCACCAAAGCCTAGTATGGCATACATGTACTCCTGCCCTAATTGTGGAAGAATGCTAGGCGTTAATTGTAAGCCTACTTATATTAATTACTGTGACGAGTGCGGTATAAAGTTAGATTGGAGTGATAAAGATGAAAAAGATAATAGGTAATTTGCTGTATGATACTGAAAAAGCTGAAAAAATATACAGTTTCATGCAAAAAAGAAAAATATCAAGTTTTGGTGGAATGAATTTTTATGAATGGTATGACATAGATGTATACAAAACAAATAAAGATAATTATTTCATTCACGGTTATGTAAAAGAGAAGCCATCTTATAAACCTTTTATTGAGGAATACAGTGAGCCGGAATTTGAAAAACTGCTTAAAAAAATAGACCCTGATAAGTATATAGAATTAGGATTTAATGATTTTGAAGAGGCTTAAAAAAGTACCTTGAAAGTGTGATTTTACGTAAATCAGGGGTACGGTAACTTTTTTAAAAAAATAATAATGAAAAATCCGCTAAAAGTGTTGATGGCTATAGAGTTTAAACGATTTATGTATGCTCACAAAAAAATTGACACTCTTAGGGATTATGTAACTTTTTTATAAGAGATTGGAGGAGCGGGTTAGTGAAAATTTTAGATGCATGTTGTGGCTCAAAAATGTTTTGGTTTGATAAAGAAAATCCAAATGTTACATACATGGATATACGCAGATACAGTGATATTTTGTGCGATGGAAGAAAATTGGAAGTGAATCCAGATGTAATAGGTGATTTTAGAAATATGCAATTTTCTAATGATGAATTTGACTTGGTTGTATTTGATCCACCACATTTAATAAAAGCCGGTAAAAATTCATGGTTGGCTAAAAAATATGGATTGCTGGATTTTGCTAGTTGGCAAGATGATTTATCTAGAGGTTTTAATGAATGTATGAGAGTTTTAAAACCGTGCGGTACATTGATTTTTAAATGGAATGAAGAACAAGTAAAACTTAGTGAAGTATTGAAGTGTTTTAATCAAAAACCGTTATTTGGAAATAAACGTTCTAAAACACACTGGTTGGTATTTGTTAAAAATGAGGTAAAAGAAAATGACGTCTAAACAAATAGCATTCGTATTTTTTCTAATGATGCTTATTGCGTTTATTTTGTCTCTTGTTTTGGGAATCAGATATTTAATTAAAATTTGGAGGAAATAGCATGGAATTTAACACAAACCAAATTAATGTCATGCTCGATGCGCTGGAGCATTACGGGAACAACCCGCAAGTTGATATGGCCATCGAGGAAATGAGCGAACTTACAAAAGAACTGCTTAAAAACCGCAGAGGTAAAGAAAATAGAAGTGATATAGCTATGGAAATGGCAGATGTCTACATAATGCTTGAACAGCTTAAATTTATTTTCGGTATCGATGAAACTGAACTAAAGGTCAATGCTGAATTTAAGCTGCAAAGATTGAATAAAAGATTAGGTGAAGTATATGAACAATAAAATTAAAGAGGGTAATTATTATACAGTTCAATCATTTATGAGAAACGATTTGAAATTAAAAGGTAATGAACTTAGCATTTATGCTATTATATTTGGCTTCACTCAAGATGGAGAAAGTTGGTTTACTGGTTCTTTAACATATTTACAAGATTGGCTAGGTGTTTCTAAAAACACTGTTAGAAGTGCTTTAGATTCACTTGTAGGAAAAGGGTTTATATTTAAAGATACTCAATCTGTTAATGGAATTGTTTATAACAGATATAAGAATAATTATAGTGTATCAAAAATTGATACACCTACTCAAAAAAATACACAAATGTATCAAAATTTGGGCAGGGGTGTATCAAAAATTGATACGGGGGTGTATCAAAATTTGGACGGGGGTGTATCAAAAATTGATACCAATAATAAAGAATATAATATATTAGATAATATAAATAATAATATTATTCCATCTAAGGAAAAAAAACCTTATGGTGAATTGAATAATGTAATGCTAACAGATGAAGAATATCAAAAACTTAAAGATAGAAATTTAGTTCACATGATTAATGATTTATCTTTCTATCTTTCGTCAAAAGGCAAAAAATATAAATCTCATTATGCAACGATTTGCCAATGGGCTAATAAAGATAAAAAAACATTAAATAAAACCACTAAACAAGTAGGGCAGGTGATTTAGGTGCGAAGTATTAAAGATATGCTTGGAATTCCAAAAGATGCAGACACTAGCCAATATCAAACAGAAGCTGATTTTCTTAACGATAATGTCGGAGAGTTAAATAAACGTGATGGTGTCGAGTGTACTCTATGTAAAAATCGAGGATATGTTTATAAAATGGTGGATGGTCATGATCATGCGGTTAGGTTTGAGTGTGGGTGCATGGCAAAACGCAAAACAATTAGAAACGCTCGAAAAAGCGGACTTGAAAAATTATTAAATTATAGATTGGATGAATTTAATGTTAATAAAGACTTTCAAAGAACTATGAAAGATAAAGTCAAACAGTATCTAAAATATAAATCAAATCACTGGTTTGTTATGCTAGGGCAAAGCGGAGCTGGTAAAACACATTTGTGTAGTGTTGTTGCTAGAAACTATTTAAGCAAGAATAGAGAAGTAAAATATATAGTCTGGGATGAATATATTAGAAATCTTAAAAATGAGTTATATGGCGATGATTACAAAGCAATAGATAAAGTCAAAATGGCTGATGTATTATATATTGATGATTTTTTTAAAGGTAAGATCAGTGAGACTGATAAGACACTTGCTTTCGATATAATCAATTATCGTTACAACAATAGCCTTGTAACAATAATTTCAAGTGAATTATTGTTACAAGAGTTGATAGATGTTGATGCTGCTATAGCGGGACGGATAAAACAAATGTCAGCTGATTACATCGTGCAAATCGCTTATGATGATGAAAGGAATTATCGATTAAAATAATGGAAGATAATCAGTGGATCACAATTAAAAGACAGGATAATGAAACACTTATTAAAGTGTATGGCGATTATGAATTGATTGGTTTCTTTCCAGCGGGAAATGGTTCTAATATGGAGATAGTGTTAAAAGAAACTAAAAAGGAGGATTCAACAAATGAGTGAAAGCGAAAAGCAATATAAAGATGAAATTATAGATAAAAATAGCATTTTTGATGAATTACTTGTACAAGATGATAAAACACATCTTTTTATAGTAAAAACATCAAACCGAGGTACTGTTATTGACCCAGGTGAACTAACCGTAGTTTTAATTAAGGATGCAATAAAAAAAGATGATTATATCTTTATAAAAAGAACAGAAATTTAATAAAAACTATTTTGATTAAAAAATCTCTCTAATTCGTTGGTAGACAAGGAATTAGAGAGAAAATATAAATGCAATATAACATCTTGGATATATTGCGTCATTTAAGAGGAGGAAACATGGGTAAAATTATTGAATATGAAACACCTGAAAATTGTTCTGATTGTAAATTTTATAGAGAAATTAATGATAATCAATATGGAATTTGTGAGTATTTTAAAAAGATATTAGAAAAAGAACATGGTTGCTTTGTTGGTTGCGATGGTATTAACAAATGTGATGGATGTGAGGAAAATAATGAAACTGATTAAATTAGCAAGACGCAAAGGGAAAACATCAAGACTCATCAATAAGGCACATAATCAACCAATTTATATCATCTGTTCAAACAAAGAACGTGCTTATGAAATAAGTGAAATGGCTAGCAGGATGAATAAAAATATTTTATTCCCAATCTGCTAGATGAACTTATTAGTTATGGAAATAAGGGAAATCATGTTAAACAGTATTTGATTGATGATCTCGATGATATAGTGCAAACACTTATTTATAGATATTTAATTAAGCCGCTAATATCTAAAGGTGAAATCTTAGAAGCAACAGCAACTAAAACGGATTTAGCAGATTTAATAGGTGCAGTATATGGAGAATGACAATTTTAGTGATAAGGTACTGTCTGATTATATTAAAAGATATGAAGCGGCTATTAATCACGTATTTAAAGATTATCCTAAACAGCCATCAATTTACAGTCATGAACGACAGGAGTACAGTGGATTGGATATAAATACATATATCTATATTGCAGATAATTATTGTCACTTGAAAAAAAGACTGGAGGAGCGCAATGCAAGAAGCAAAATACCAAATAAAAAACTGGAAAAAATGGAAAGCAACAAAATATCTTCTTATTCAAACAAAGAATGAGCTAATGAATGATATAAAAGCTATTACATATACTGATGAACTTCCGGGAGGATCACATAAAAGTATTGCTGATAAGTATAATAAGTTAATAGAAGATGTAAAGATTTATGATGATTATATTAATGCATATGGTTTCTTTATAAACAGATTAGAAAACGCAATAGCAACAATGCTGAATGAAAATCAACGTAAGGCAGTTATAATTTATTCTAATAATCCATATAAAGGTGGTTATGAAAAAAGAATAGAGGAAGCCTTAAAAACAGGTTTCTCAAAAAGTTATTTTTATGATTTGTTAACTGAATCTTATGAAATACTTGGTAGTGTTTTAGATATAGAGTGCGATGAAAATAGAACCATAATTGAATCCGTGGACAAATCACGGACAAAAAACGCCTAAAAATGTGTTATTATGATATTGTGGAAGTTTTGAAAGAACACCACATCAGCAGTCAATGAACACTTTGTCAGGAAGAAACTCGAAAGGGTTTCTTTTTGCTTTTGTGAAGAAGGAAATATTTATGTATGAAAGCGAAGGTTTACAAATGGCAATTAAAAGATTAGATCGTGATGGGTCTCACCGTAAGCAGTTCGAAAGAAATAAAAAGAAAATATACGCAACTCAAACAGTGTGCGGAATATGCGGAAAGCCGGTAGATTTTAGTTATAAATATCCGCATCCTTTATCACCGTGTATCGATCACATCATACCGGTTGCAAAAGGAGGACATCCAAGTGACATTGATAATCTTCAACTGGCACACTGGACATGCAACAGACAAAAGAGTGACAAATTATTTTCAAGCAGTGGGATGCACAAGGCGAAGGTAGTAACAAACAGAGACCTTCCTCATACAATCAACTGGATTGCTTATAAATCGTCAAAATAAGCCATTTGAGAGGTGTTTTAAATATGGGGCATGATACCCCCTAAAATCTTTCTTCCGTAGTTCACGGCGTACTGTGAATATTTTCTCACGGATAAATTAAGACGAAAGGAGTGAAAAAATGACGGCATATTTAGGAATGAAATATTTAAGAAATAAACTGATATCAAAAAGACCAAGAAATGAAGAAAAGTATCTGTATTATGAAATGAAGAATACCATGAGGGATTTTAATATTACTATGCCTAAAGAATTCATATGGCTAAAAAGTTGTCTTGGATGGTCAGCGAAGACAGTTGATTCAATCGCTGACAGGCTTTCATTTAGGGAATTTTCAAATGATAATTTCGGAATAAATGAAATATATCAGTTAAATAATCCTGATGTTCTTTTTGACAGTGCGATTATCTCAGCACTTATTACATCGTGCTCATTCATATATATTTCAAATGATATAAGCGGATTTCCCCGCATGCAGGTAATTGACGGTCGAAACGCCACAGGAATAATTGATCCTATTACTTACATGCTTAGCGAGGGTTATGCTGTTCTTGAAAGAAATATTCATGATGAACCGGTCAAGGAGGCTTATTTTATAAAAGAGGGTACATGGTTTTATGAAAAAGATAAAGCACCTTATTTTATTTCAAGCAAAGCCCCGTATCCACTGCTCGTTCCGGTTATTTTTAGACCTGATCCAAAAAGACCGTTTGGACATTCAAGAATATCCAGAGCCTGCATAGGTATTCAGCAGAGCGCAATGCGAACGCTCAAGCGTTCAGAAGTATCAGCAGAGTTTTATTCTTTCCCGCAAAAGTATGTACTAGGGTTAAGCCCAGATGCTGAGGCTCTGGACAAATGGCGCGCTACTGTCTCAACTATGCTTCAGCTCGATAAGGACGAGGATGGTGATTCACCAACAGTTGGACAGTTTGAACAGCAGTCTATGGCGCCGTATGTAGAACAACTGAAAATGTTTGCTAGTCTATTTGCAGGCGAGACAGGTCTTACCTTGGATGATTTGGGATTTTCAACTGATAACCCGTCAAGTGTTGAGGCTATAAAAGCGCAGCATGAAAATTTAAGGCTTATCGCTAGAAAAGCGCAAAAAACTTTCAGTGTAGGTTTTTTAAATGCCGGATATCTTGCTGCGTGTTTAAGAGATAATTATGAATATGACAGATACCAGATTTATTTGTCAAAAGCTAAATGGGAACCGTTATTCGAGCCTGATTCGTCTACATTATCTGTTATAGGTGATGGTGCTATTAAAATTAATCAGGCGGTACCGGGATTCTTTGACAAGGATACTTTAAGAGATTTAACAGGTATCGATTATAGTGAAAATGCTGGAATCGGAAAAACTGCAGGAGAGATCGTACAGTAATGGAAGATATTGCACCTGAATTGTATGAGAGGATAAAAAGTACATACGAAAATGAAAAAGCATCAAGTAAAAAGCTGGATGCTTTTTTAGAAAAAGTAAAAAAGGGCAATGCCGCATATGAAGATGTCTATGATTATGCAGGTGAACTGGGCAGATGTCTGGAAAGTGCATTCAGGCACAATATAAGCGACGATGTGCTGCCCGACAGCAGGATGTATTACAATATAGCAAAAAGAATAATCGAGCCTATGCTTAAGAAAAGTCATGATGATATTGCAGCACAGTGCAGTGCTGTACAACATTCATTAAATAAAAAAGCCGGCATAGGATTAAATGCTGTTAAACCTGAGTATGATAAAGCCAGAACAGAGGCAATCATAAATTATGTATGCACACGTGAAAAATACAGCAGTGTAGAAAAAAGTTTTTTAGACGGATTAAGCAATAACTGTCGCAAGACTGTAGATGATTCTGTAAAGCAGAATGCTGATTTTCATTACAAAAGCGGGTTAAGTCCGCGAATAGTAAGGATCTGCAGAGGAAAAGCGTGCAAGTGGTGTCGTGAGGTCGAAGGCAGTTATAACTACAAGGATGTAAGGAATACCGGTAACAATGTATTTAGAAGACACGCCAACTGCACCTGTACAGTTTCATATGATCCTGGTGACGGATCAAAAAAAATTCAGGATGTATATTCGAAGAGATGGCAGAACCAGGACGCCTTTCAGGAAAGAAAAAGATTTTACCTGGAAAACAGAGTTGATAAAAAAAGATTAACAGATATGGAACAGTATGCGGTAAACAGTCATATATCATCTGATTTTTATATTATCAACGACTGTTTAAGAAATGGATATATATTAAATCAGGAGCAGAATACACTGGTGAAAAACCTAGATTCCGCATTGGAGAAACTAGACAGCTATAAAGGGAGGGTCAGCAGATCAGTTCAGTTTTACAGTTCATCAGATTTAGATAAGTTTTTATCTGATCATGAGCCGGGACAAACTGTTACGTATAAAGATTTTACATCTTCCACTGCTTCAAAAGAATTGTATAATCCCGACGGACAGGTTCAGATGTTCTGGACTAGTCGTCGAGGCAGAAATCTGATAAAATACAATAAGAAAGAACAGGAAATATTATATAAAAGAAACAGCAGTTTTATAGTCTTGGAAAAGAGACATATTAAAGGTGTTTATTATATTTTCATGGAGGAACTGTAAAATGACCTTAAGTCTAGAAGAATGGAGAAAGCTGTCAGAAGAACAGAAAGGAATACGGTATAAGGAACTGAGCGATCATGATAAATTTATTGTTCGTACCAGTACTCCGCCGGCTTTTGAAGTTACCGGGCGCAAAGAGCTTAGTGAAGAAGAAAAAAAGAGCGCAAAAAAAGAATTTGATGAGTTTTTAGTATATTATGGAATAAAAAAATAGGAGGTTAAGGTATGGAGCCAAAAAGAATTGGCCGTCAGACTCCTACAACCTCGTTAGTGCTGCCTTATAAAAAAACAAAAGGCAAAGAAGCAGTTGAAATTTACAACAAAACCGGCAGAACTGCCCGGGAATGGCAGGAACTACTAATTTACGATATTATGGCATACGATGATGAAGGCTTATGGGTTCATTCTACCTATGGATATGCGGTACCGCGTCGTAACGGTAAAACTGAAGATGTGATAATGCGTATTTTATGGGGACTTAAAAATGGTGAAAAAATCATTTATACCTCTCATCTTATCTCAACGTCTCATTCAGTCTGGGAAACAGTTACATATCTGTTAGACAGTATGGATATTAAATATGCTTCGGTAAAAGCCAAGGGGCAGGAAAATATCAGACTTTTAGATGAGAATGACAAGCCCTATAAACTTGATCATATGATTAATTTTAGAACCAGATCAAATAATGGCGGGCTGGGTGAAGGATATGACCTGTTAATTATCGATGAAGCACAGGAGTACACTATTGACCAGGAGTCAGCGTTGAAATACACTATTTCAGCGAGTTCAAATCCTCAAATTATTATGCTGGGTACTCCGCCAACAGCTATTTCTCATGGTACAGTATTCCAGAAAATAAGAGAAAAGGTATTAAGCGGTTTTCGAAAATACCGGATGGGCGGAATGGTCTGTTGATACGATGCAGGATCCAAAGAACAGAGAAGCATGGTATGAGACAAATCCCTCTTTAGGGCAAGGACTTACAGAAAGAGTTATTGAAAATGAAAATACGACTGATGATGTCGATTTTAATATTCAGAGGTTAGGTCACTGGCTGTCATATTCACAAAAATCCCTGTTTACTGAAAATGAATGGGATTCATTGAAAATAAGTAAAATACCGAATTTTAAAAACAAACTGTTTGTTGGAATAAAATTTGGAGCTGACGGACGACATGCTGCATTATCTATAGCAACCAAAACAGATGATAAGATATTTATTGAATCCATAGACTGTCAAAGTCAGAGAAACGGAAATCTGTGGATCATAAATTTTTTAAAAAATGCAGATATAGAAAAAATTGCAGTTGACGGAGCAGGAGCTCAGGACGTTTTAAAAAAGGATCTTAAGGAGTACGGTATAAAAATAAAAATTGTGCTTCCTAAAGTAAAAGACGTGATAGTAGCCAACAACATGTTTGAACAGAGCATAACTTCATTAAAAAATATATGCCATAATGGGCAGGAATCATTAAGACAGGTCGTTACAAACTGCATTAAGCGTGCTATTGGAACAAATGGCGGTTTTGGATATAAAGCCTTAATTGAAGAACATGAAATAGCACTGATGGACAGTGCTGTTCTTGCACACTGGCTATGTGCATCAGCTAAAGAAAAAAAGAAACAACGTGTTAATTATTAACGAAAGCATCTATTTTATGGATGCTTTTATTATTTTAAATTTACGTACACTAAACGGTTAATTAGGAGGTTATTAGAAATGTCAGAATTTAAAGCAATTACAACACAGGAAGAATTTGAAATGCGTTTAAAAGAGCGCCTTGAACAAAAAGAAAGAAATGTATTAAAAAAATTCGAGGGATATACTTCGCCGGAAGATTTAGAAACTATCAAAAGTGATTATCAAAGTAAGATTGATACATTAAATCAGTCAATCAGCGATAAAGACAGTCAGTATAGCAGTGAAATCGAGGGTTATATTCAAAAAATTGCTGATTATGAGACCGACTCAGTAAAAACGAGAGTGGCAATTGATATGGGTATTCCTTTGAAACTAAAGGACAGACTTAAAGGAACAACGGAAGATGAAATAAGAGCGGATGCGGAGCTTTTATCCGGTCTTTATTCCCCTGCTCCGCCTTTAGCATCGTCAGAACATACTATGACAGCAGAAGATGAAAAAAAATTAAAATTAGAAAACGGTTATAAAGAAATGGCCAAAAAATTAGGAGGTTATTAGAAATGTCAGAAGGAAAAATTTTAGAAGTTAAAAATTATAAAACAGTTTTTACACCAGAATTAGTAACTGATCTTTTTTCAAAGGTAAGAGGTCACTCATCATTAGCTAATCTTGCTAAAAAAGAGCCGCTTCCTTTTAACGGTAAAGAAATGATGATCTTTACAATGGATGATGAAGTGAATATCGTTGGTGAATCAGGAAAGAAAACAAGAGGATCAGCAGATATCAGCACTAAAACAATGGTTCCAATCAAAATCGAGTACGGTATCCGTATTTCAGATGAATTTATGTATGCTACTGAAGAAAAGAAAATTGATATTCTAAAAGCGTTCAATGAGGGATTTGCTAAAAAAGTTGCACGAGGATTAGATATTATGGCAATGCATGGAATCAATCCAAGAACAAAAGAAGCATCTAACTTGATTGGTGATAATCATTTCGATCATGGTTCGCTTACAGTTACAACAACTGCCGGTGAAGAAGATAAGGACATCAATAAGGCAATTGCCTTATTTGATGAATCAGACGATTTTGAAGTTTCGGGATTTGCAATAGCAAAAGCATTCAGAACTTCATTAAGTGAACTCGAGTATAAAAACGGAGCTGCCAAATTTCCAGAATTAGGATGGGGAAGTAATACTTCAGCATTACGCGGTTTAGCCGTAGATGTCAATTCAACAGTTGCATTTAATGATTCTAAGGATTTGGCAATTGTTGGAGATTTTGCAAACTATTTTAAATACGGTATTGCTAAAGAAATCCTAATGGATGTGATTCCTTATGGAGATCCTGATAATACAGGATTAGATTTAAAAGGAAATAATCAGATTTTTATCCGGTCAGAAGTTTATTTAGGTTGGGCAATCATGGACGAGAAAGCTTTTGCCAGAATTTTAAAAACTGAAGGATAAGGAAGTGAAAGATGATGAAGCCTTTCGTTACATTAAAGGATATTTCGCTGTTGTTCAGAGATCTTAGTAGTTTAGAAGAACGCAAGGCCTCAGCACTTTTGGAGATTGTTTCTGACTCTCTTCGCCAGGAAGCTAAAAAAGTCGGAAAGGACCTTGATGAAATGATAAAAAATGGCGAAGTGTATGAAAATGTAGTTAAATCAGTTGCAGTTGACATTATCGCAAGAAATTTAATGACCTCAACTGATAGCGAACCTATGGAACAGTTTTCACAGTCGGCATTGGGATATACCGCTTCAGGAACATATCTTGTACCCGGTGGAGGGCTGTTTATTAAAAAAAGTGAATTATCAAGACTGGGACTTAAAAGACAGAGGATAGGAGTACTGGACATATGGGGATTAAAGGAATAAATGTAATCTTAGTTGAAAAGATTGAAACCGGTAAAGACAGTTTTAATGAGCCGGTGTATAAAGAAATCGAGAAGTGCATAAAAAATGTTCTTGTTGCCCCGTCAACTTCTGATGATATTGTCACTGCTCAGGATCTGACTGGAAAAAAAGCCGTGTACACTTTAGCAATCCCAAAATGTGATAACAGCGTTTGGGAAGATAAAGATGTTATATTTTTCGGCAAGAGATGGCATGTACTCGGTTTCACTATTGAAGGAATAGAGGAAAATATTCCGCTTTGCTGGAATAAAAAGGTAATGGTGGAAAGATATGGCTAAAACCAGAATTGTTTTAAACAGAAAAGGGGTAGGAAGTCTACTGAAATCAAAAGAGATGATGGCAGTGTGCCTTGAACATGCTAATGCAACATGCCAAAGTGCAGGTGGTGTGGGTTACGAAGTAACAACATTTACCGGAAAATCGCGTGTGAATGCCTCTGTAAGAGCAAATACCAGAAAAACAATCAGTGATAACTACAAAAACAACACACTGCTTAAAAGTCTGAGGTGAAATCTGTGATTGAAGAAACTGTATTAAATTATCTAAATAAAAAATTAACTGTTCCTGTCTTTTTAGAAAACAGGGATATCGAAGAATATGTCGTAATAGGCAAAACAGGAAGTGGAAGAGTGAATTTTGCTAACTCAGCCACTTTTTTTCTACAGTCGTATGCATCTACCAGATATAAAGCTGCATTGTTAAATGAGCAGGTAAAAAAAGCAATGGACGACTTGGCTGAACTCAAAGAAATATCATATTCCCGGTTAAATACCGATTATGATTTTACAGATACAGCCAAAAAGAAATACCGGTATCAGGCAGTATATGATATCGGTTTTTATTAACTTGTGAAGGAGGAAAAATAAATGTCAAGTGATGCAAGTAATGTAACATCTTCAAAACCATCTGTTGGCGGTGCTGTTTGGGCGGCACCGTTAAAAACAGAAATTCCAACCGATGCAAAAACACCTTTAAATGAAGCTTTTAAATCATTGGGGTACTGTTCTGATGACGGATTAACTAACTCAAACAGTCCGGAAACTGATAATCAGAAAGCATGGGGCGGTGATGTAGTACTGGTTTTACAAACAAGTAAAGAGGATAAATTTCAGTTTAAATTGATTGAATCGCTTAATACAGATGTTCTAAAGACAGTGTACGGCAGTAAAAATGTAACCGGCACCCTTGAATCTGGATTAAAAATAGCTGCAAAAAACGATGAGCCTGAGCAGTTCGAATGGGTGTTTGAAATGATTTTAAAAGGCGGGATTTTAAAAAGAATTGTAGTTCCGTGCGCATCGGTAACTGAAATTGGTGATATTGTTTATAAAGATGATGAATCAGTCGGTTATGAATGTACTATTGCAGCCGTTCCGGATCAAAACGGTGCAACACATTATGAATACTTAGTAAAAAATACTGAATAAGGAGAATGCTAGATGATCAAAGGTGAATCAAAAACAGGGTTTAAGTTTAATATCAATGAAAAATTTATTGACTGGGAACTTCTTGAAATGATGGCAGAAGTAGATAAAAATCCGATTTTAATGATTAGTATTGCTAAAAGACTGTTAGGGATTAAACAGTATAATCGTTTAAAAGACCACTGCAGGACTAAGGATGGAAGAGTTCCTCTTGAAAGAATGGAAGAGGAGATTTTTTCGATTATTGATTCAAGCAAAGAAACAAAAAACTAATTATCCTCGCCGACATGATAAATACTGATGAATCAGCAGTTATTTGTGATCTGGCTGAAACATACAGTATATTTGATTATAAGTCGCTTCCGGTATTAACGGTCGCGACTTTTTGTGTTGGTCTGAGGGAAAATTCAAGAATAAAAATGAAAAAAAACAGGCTTGCTGTTCCTTTTGAAACTGTACTTCTTGGTGTGATTGCGGACAGCCTTAAATTATTAGTCTGGACAAAGTCTAAAGATGCTCAGAAAGGATTTAACAGGCCTAAATCGATCGTTAAGTCACTGTTTGAAAACGAATCTAAAGAAAATATATCTTTTTCAAGCGGTGAAGAATTTGAAAAAGCAAAATTGAAAATTTTAGGGAAGGAGGCAGATGTATGGCAAGCGGAACAGAATTAGCAAAAGCATATGTACAGATTGTACCTTCGGCAAACGGCATTAAGGGTTCGTTAGAAAATGCGATGGGAAATGAAGCGGATCAGGCTGGAGAAAAGGCCGGAAATTCAATCGCATCTAAAATTAAAGGGATAATCGTTGCTGCTGGAATCGGGAAAGTTCTTGCATCGTCATTCACGGAAGGTGCAGCGCTTGAACAGTCCATAGGTGGTATTGAAACACTTTATAAGGGAAGTGCAGAAAAAATGAAGCTTATGCCAGTGAGGCGTATAAGACTTCTGGAGTAAGTGCTAATGCCTACATGGAAAATGTAACGTCATTTTCTGCTTCTTTGATTTCAAGCCTTAAAGGTGACACCGAAAAAGCCGCCGCTGCTGCTGACCGTGCAATGCGGGATATGTCGGACAATTCCAATAAATTCGGTACAAATATTCAGGATATCCAAAATGCATATCAAGGTTTTGCAAAGCAAAATTATACTATGCTTGATAACCTGAAATTAGGATATGGCGGAACAAAAGAAGAAATGCAGCGGCTGTTGTCTGATGCTCAGAAATTGAGCGGACAAAAATATGATATAAGTAATCTCGCGGATGTCTACACTGCAATAGGGGTTATCCAGGACAATCTAGGAATCACTGGAACCACTGCTAAGGAGGCTGCAAGTACTTTCAGCGGATCGTTTGCTTCTATGAAAGCAGCTGCACAGGATTTCTTAGGCAATGTTGCTATTGGCGGTGATGTTACCGGTACTCTGTCAAATCTTCTATCAACTGCATCAACTTTTTTGTTTGATAATGCAATTCCAATGGCTTTTAATATTGTTTCGGGATTTGGAACTGCTCTTGTTGCCGCAGTTCCTCAGCTGGCTCAAAAGGGATACGAATTGCTTAGCGGGCTTGTTGATGGATTTGTAAAAAATATACCTGTGGTGCTTCCACGGATTTTACAGTTTGTTCAAAATTTTGGTGTCGGTTTAGCTCAAAAAGCACCTGAATTTATTAATATGGGTTTTGACCTGTTAAGCCGGCTGGTAAGTGGAATAGTGAGTGCTGTACCTATTTTAATACAGTACGTTCCTACTATAATTTCTACTTTTGCAAATATAATCAATGAAAATTTTCCAACTATATTAGCCAAAGGGGCAGAAATATTATGGCAGCTGATTACCGGGCTGTTAAGTGCGATTCCTACTTTAGTTGCTAATATACCGCAGATTATACAGGCAATCTGGGATACTTTTATGGCTTTTCAGTGGCTGAATCTAGGTGGGCAGATAATGACATTTTTAGGCGATGGTATTTCTGCTATGTTTGGATTTTTAGGTGAAAAAGGCTTGGTGCGGTTCAGAGTATTGTAAATACGATACTTTCTCTTCCTGGTAAGCTATTTACATTAGGGAAAAATGCTATTTCTCAAATGGGGAGCGGTATTTCAGGAATGGGATCATGGCTAAAGACAACTGCTGGAAAAATCGTAACATGGGTAGTAAACGGTGTTAAATCACTTCCATCGAAAATGATAGATGTCGGTAAAAATGTAGTTAAAGGATTATGGGAAGGAATCAAGAACGTTAAAGATTGGATACTAGATAAAATAAGCGGATTCGTTGACGGTATTGTAGGAGGAATAAAGAAATTTTTTGGTATACATTCTCCATCAAGAGTAATGGCCGATGAGGTTGGTAAGTATCTCCCTAAAGGAATGGCAGTAGGTATCGAAGCAAGTGCTGATGAAGTTTACGATGAAATAGATAAGCTGTCTAGAAATACACTAGATATCGCAGCTGATGGGTTAGAATTCAGTAACATTGATATGAGTGAAAACAGCAGCGAGCTTAGCGGTATGCTTCAAATAATCATTAAACTGTTGAAATTAATCTTAAACAAAGAAGATACAACTGTTTTGAATTTCAACAATAGAGAAGTTGCCCGTGCTTTGCGTGAACTGGGGGTTGTTTTTGAATGACGGTAAAATATATAAATTCAAAAAATGAGGTACTGGAGTTTATTGGTGCCGATATACTTCCAACAAGCGGTTATTTGCACCAGAGAAAATGGAATACAAACAAGGAAAATGATATTACAGTTATTGATAAGGGTGACTGTACTTATACTATAACCCTTACATTGAAAGGCAGTCTGGAACAGAGAAAAAACATGCTTAATAAAATATGCGATATATTTGAGTATGATTGTATAGTTAAGACACCAGGAACGCTTCATTACGGGGATTATAAAATAAAATGCTATGTAATATCTTCTAATACAAGTGTTGCGGGTATTCAGACAAGAACAAATATTGAATTAGGAATATACTGTCCAAAACAGCACTGGATTAAAGAAAAAACATATAATCTGGTAATGTACAGTGATTCGAAGAATGACACAGGTATAAAGCAGTACAGCTATTGCTATCCGTATGTATATTCATCTTTAAAAGGTGCAGTTCAAATAATCAATGATTCCCCGGCAGACAGTGATTTTATCATAAGAGTTTACGGGCCATGCAGTAATCCGTTTATTAAAATAGGAGAAATACTTTATCAGGTGAATACTACATTAAGTGCTGGTGAGTACATGGAAATAAACTCAGAGGAAAATACAATATATGCCTTTTCAGATTACGGTGAAAAAAGGAATCTTTTTAATTTCAGAGATAAATCGCGAGGCGATTTTTTTACAAAAATTCCATCCGGTCTTAGTATAGCAACATGGAATGGAACATTTAAAGCTGAAATAGTTATATTTGATAAACGTGGTGAACCAAGATGGATATAATGAAATTTATATATACGGATTCCAACTATACGGAGCTCGGTGTTTTGAAAAATACGTCTATTGATTTTGAAGTTGGAAAATTCAAAACTGCGACTAATGATTATTCTTTAGAAATTTCGATAAATGCATGGGATAAAGCATTTAATAAAGGTTCTATATTTTACTCATCGGAAAGTGAATTCGGTGGAATTATTGACAGTAAAAAGGTCGATACATCAAAAAATGTAATTGTCTTTACTGGAAAAACATTTAGAGGAATGCTGGAAAAAGAGTACATACAGCCCCCGGAAGGTCAGGCGTATTTTGTAGCAAAAGGCGAGGCCAACAGTGTGATAAATGAGCTTATTGGAGACAACTTCGATAGTCTTTTTACTGTAGATAATGTTGGCTTGAGTGATATAAATGTTAATTATCAAATTAGAGATCTGAATCTTTTAGATGCGCTTGAAAAAATGCTTTATAAAGCAGATATTCCATCAAGACTTGATATTGTGTTTCATGATGGAAAAGTGCATATTCAGGCTATTCCAATTGTTGATTTATCTGAACTGCTTCAATATGATAAATCGTATGGTATAACAATGATCGCACAGACTCCTGAAAGCAGTTATAACCATATCATTGCTTTAGGAAAAGGTGAATTGACAGAGCGGTTAAGGGTTAATCTGTACCTTCAAAGTGATAAAACGTGGTCATCATCAAAAAATGATGATTATAAAGGGCTTTGCAGAAAAACATATCTGTATGACAATTCGAGTGAAGATGATGAAACTTTACTTATTGAAGGGGCAGTAGAGGCAGTGGAAAAAGAAAATGGAAGCAGTACCGTTCAAGCTGTATTTTCAAGCGATGATGCTTCATTGTTTGATATTGTAGGTGCAAAAGAGGAAATTACAGAGCTTTCATTTAAAGAACAGATTACTAAAAAAATACTAAAAGTAACTGTTAATGATATTGCAGCAAACTGTAAATTTGAATACAAGGTGGGTGAATAAATGTTAGAAAGTATAACACTGAACGGATTTAATGTTCAGGCTTCGGTAGATGCTTATCTTCATCACTGCTGGTTTGGCTATGAAGGAGTATTTAAATATGGAGAAGAAATAAGATGCGAAACTGTAAGCAACAACATTTTAAAGTTGTACGATGGACTTTTTGTCAATCAGGGCAGATTTTATCGTATTGTTCCCGGATCATATGAAGAAGTAAACATTTCAAACGGTATAGTTGGTCAAAAAAGATATGATCTGATAGTTTCACATTTTGAGACTAATGGAGTAACAGAAACACATGATATTAGAGTTTTAAAAGGCGGGAATGATGGGGAAATACCCGAACATACTGTGAATGATACATTTAACGGTGGAACGGTGAATGAATTTCCTCTTTATCTGGTTGAAATTGATGGAATAAACATTACTAAAGTAACCAGGCAGTTTAAGTATATTATTTCATTTCATGAAGCTTTAGAAGCTATAATTAACCTTTTTAATGCAGCGGTATATACCGGCGATATAAATATTAAAGATTTAATTAGAAAATTAGATGTAAACAGAGAATAAAGAAAGGAAAATTTAA